AGGTTTGCAACACGGTTGATCAGAACAGCTAGAGCAGCGTGTTCGTCACCAACGAAAGTAGCAGTACCAGATACAGCAGATTGGTCGTATGTGAAATCAGTTGCTGACAACGAACGTAGTGATCCCAGGATCTCTTGGTCGATTTCAACAGTGATTTCTTGCGCCAAAGCAGCCATAATTTCTGCTTCAACGTCTAGGCCGTGCATTGACTGTGCGTCTTGAGCGGCTTCGAAAGTCCAACGAGCTGACAACTTACGTGTCTTAGCTTCAACAACTTGCTTCAAGATCTGAACGTTGATACGGTTACCAGGTACGCCTTCTAGTGTGGCTGTGCTTGTGGCACGACCAGCTGAAGTACCTGAGTATGCTGTTGCAATCTTGAATGGTGATAGAGCTTCGTCACCAGATGTTGTACCAGTAGCACCACCTGTACCTGAAACGTTATCTGCATAACGAACACGTAGAGTATGGATCTGGGCAACAGGACCTGTCATGGGCTGCACACCAACGATTTCGTTAGCAATAACAGTTGGCATAACACGGCGGATAACTGGCAGAATTACACGGTTAAGTGTAGCAACGTTGCTTGTGCTGGTAGCACCTGCAGTTGCATTTTCAGCCAAATACTTGCGAGTGTTTTCTAAGATTACACTCATTGAAGTTCTTTTCGAACCTTGTAAGCCTTCTAGCAGAGCGTCTTTGGTTTCGCCCCAACGGCTTTCTAATAATGCTTGTGTCATTTAAATCTCCTATTTAGGGTTAAGTCACTTTAGCCCTGCTAAACGGCGTAGTTCGATAACATTATTGTCACGAACTTCGGCTTGTTTAACAGTTTTATCACCAGTTACTACTTGACGACTTTCAGCCAACATGACTGATTTCTCAGCTAGCGGTTTGACTGAACTATTGTTAAGTACGGCTGGTAAATATTTATCAAATGCAGCCTGCAACTTACTGGTCTGCACTGATTCGAGTAGTTCGCTCATTACAGCGGCCTTCTCTTTGTTTAGCGGTTTCAACAGTTTAGCCATACCATCACGGCGTTCTGCAGATTCCTTAATGATACGAATCTCTGTTTCTCTTGATTCAACTAACAGAGCTTTTTCTTCAGCAAGTTTCTTTGATTCAGCGATAACTTCTTGTTGCTTCATCATGATTGCTTGCATCTTGGCCAATTGCTTGTTCTCATTTAAGTGAGTGACGGCAAATTCACCAGCAAAAGCTTCAAACAGACGACGACCAAACATGTTCTCACGAGCAACTTGGATGTCTTCTTTCAGTTGAGTCAATTCCGACTCTAGCTTGTTAGCTACTGATTCTTTTACAAGAGCAGCACTACGTTGTACAAATGTCTGTTGTAGTTGGGCCAATTTTTGTTTGGCTTCAGCAACAAGTTTAACCTTTGTTTCAACAATTGCTTTCTTGTCTTGTTCAAACTCTTGAATTTCTTCAGCCAGGGCACGGATGACAAAACCTTCAAGTTTAGCAACGCTATTCTCGTAGTTTTTGCGATCTGCACGTAGTTCTCGGATTTCTTCGGCCAGTTTAGTGACCATGAAATCGTTAAACTTGCCAGCGCCTGCCATCATGCGTGAAGCAAATCTCGCACGATCTTCAGCTAGAGCTTGTTTTTCTGCTTGAAACTCTGTGAGTTCAGCAGTTAAGGATTCAGTAACCATTTTGTCTAGAGCTTCAACCATAATACTTTTGTCATGTTCGTAGCGTCCAGCGAATTCTTCACGTAGCTCAGCACGTAATTGCTCACGTGCTTCAGTTAGCTGGGTTTCCCAAGCTTCACTGATCGCTTGCTGTGTTGATTCGTTAATGATGCCACTGTCTAACAATGGTTTTAAACTTTCTAGCATTGTTTTTCTCCTAGTGGTACTTCTTTGATGAGGTACACCGACGCCTCAGATAAAGATTGATTGATGGGTGTGTTACTTAAAATCATTTTAATTTCAAGTCCTTGATCAGCGCAACAATACTGGTTTGTAAGTATTTTTGCACTTTTTTATCTTGTGCAGCATCTCGTGCCATTTCAAATAACTGAGCCCCACCTTGCATATTCATTAAACCTTCGTAGATGGCCTTGGGATACGCATTGGGTGCTGATGGTTGTGCTACTATGTCTACTGTAATGATTTCAAAATCACTAACATGACCACTGGATTCGCTGACCTGACCACTGCCACGGCTGCTGACACCTAATTTGACACCAGATGTCAACATGGCTTCAACAAGTTTGCCCATGGGGGTTGGTAGGACTTTCAATTTTCCAAATCCTGTAGGACCGTCCATCCACATTTTTGTAATCATATGGCTAACACGATCCAGATTAATTTTTAAATCATCAGGATGATCGACTTCACCGAGAACTGAATATCCTTCCTTCAGTTGCCCGTTGATCGCCGTAACGGCTCTCTCAATTTCTTGGACGGGGTACACACGCTGGTTGGCGTTCTTGACGCCACCTTGTATGAATACCCCTTCCATATAGAGATCCTTCCCCTTGCCGTCGGCAGAGTCTTCTGACAACACCTTGATACCGGCGTTGTCAAAAGTAAGATGCTCTTTAAGAATCAAAGCCATTTTGTTTCCTAATTATTTACGTGCTTGTACAATACTGTCTTTAGCAACAGGAACTGAACCGTCGGTTGTGCTGCCTTCAGCTGATTTAGCTTTGGCTTTAGTACCGTACCAGTCTTGAGCGCCTTTGTTGCCGCCTGGCTTGTTAACATTGCGTTTGGCAACATCAATTTCACCGCCTTGCTTCAATACACCACCTGTCTTGTTAGGAGGAGTACCTTTTGGATCAGATTCTGCTCCACCTTTAACGATATTAGCAGTTGTACCGCCCATGTCGTTCTTCATGTTGTCAGTGATGCTGGTCTTGTTAACAGTAACACTACCACCAGTACCAACTTCTGAACCTTCAGAAGCATCACCCTTGTACATGTCTTTGACTTTGTCCACGTATTCTTTCATAATCTCAGCTTGGCTACGGCTTTCCATTTTGCCTGATCCCGAACCTTTCTTAGCAAAAGGATTACCCGAACCTGACTTACCTGATCCGCTTGCACCACTACCAGCTTTACCTGATCCGCTTGCGCCGCTACCAGCTTTACCCGAACCTGACTTACCTGATCCGGCTGCTGCTTCCATCATGCCCATTTCTGGCTCTTCCTCAGCACCGTCCATGTCGTCCATGTCGCCCATGTCGTCACCGCCGAAATCATCACCAGCATCGTCGCCGTCCATGTCGCTGCCCATGTCGTCACCGCCCATGTCATCGCCACCACCTAGCAATTGTTCAAATTCTGCTTTCAAAGCATCTAGCTCGTCTTCTAGATCCATAACACGATCTTCAACGCTGCCTTCTTCGTCGCCCATGTCATCGCCGCCGAACTCGTCGTCGCCCATGTCATCGCCGCCGAAATCATCACCAGCCTCGTCGTCACCGTCGATACTGTCGTCGTCACCGCCTAGTTCAAACTCTTCACCTTCTTCGTCTTCTTCACCCAGACCCTGTTGATCTTGCTCAACACCGGACTGAATGTCGCTTACGAAACCTTGAGCTTGATTGCCGCCCAATTCTTCGTCCATTAGACTTTCATAGATGTCGCGGCTCTTGGCCACGACGATTTGGTGAAATAATTCACGTGCTGCTTTTTCGTTATCGTTGATGATGTATTCAATCAACTGTTCATATTTGTTCATAAGGAACTCCTGTTAAATGGCTTTGTAATGTATTTACAAATGTATGTAGTTTTTGGGGTTAAATGCGTGTTTTTTGAAGGTTTTTGAAGGATATGTAGATTTACACACCCAGACCACCCATGCCACCCATTGCACCAGCTTCCACTGGTGCTTTGTACTGGCCTTGGATTTGTTCGATGTTTTTTTCGTGTTCGAATTTACGTACATCAGATGCTTGTCTTAAACGGTTGAGGTGCGACAATGTCAATCGGGTTTTACGTAGATCGCTCAACTTCATCGTGGACTGATCGTCCTGCTCGGATTCGTACCCGGGCATGGATTCACGTGGGGATTCAAATAGGTTATTAATAAACATAAGTGTATTTACCCATTTTGTGAAATTATGCTACGCCAGGAGGACTTGCGGCTGGCGTACCTGCACCGCCAGCGGTTGCACCAGCAGCTGGGCCAGCAGCGCCAGGCATTTCGGCACCAGCAGCCATTTCGTCACCAGTGGGCATATCGCCTGCGGCTTCCAGATCATTTGCCAGTCCGCCCGGAGTGATACCCACGTTACGCAGGTTGGCCTGCCCTGGGCCAGTCACTTCTGCCTGTCCCTGTTCTTCACGCCATTGCATTTCGTTTTCAGTCAGCTCTTGCTCACTCATGCCCAGATAACGCTTCATCAAGAAACGTTTACTGAAGTAAGGCATGGGCTCTAACTGTGTGAATGTGGCAATTTTAGCTGAATCAATATCAGCTTGGCGATATTGTGCAAAGTTTTGCGGTTCATTAAACAACAGATCAAACAATTGACCGTCGATGTTAATGCCTCTCCATCGCAGGAACATTTTAAATTCTGTATCCAGCTTGTCCACGATCATGGATTGCAGACGCATACAGTACTGGTTAAAACGCCATTCCTGAATCAATGCTGTGCCCACACGACCATCACTAAAGCTCTGTGTACCATCATCTACGCCGGTGGGCAAGTAACTGCTGGGAATACGTAGTCCACGGAATAATTTGTTGGTAAAGAATTTTAAATCCGTGATCTCGCCCAGGTTTGTACCACCTTGCAGCGTGTCCACACTACTACCACGACCGTCAGCAGTTTGGGGGAAGAAATAGTCTTCGTTTGTTGACAGCGGATTATAAGTGGCATCCATCATATTGGTGCCGCCACCAGTCTGGGTGGGTATTCTTCTCTGACTGACTTCAGTCTTAATACGTTCCACAAAGGCCATGGCCATGTGAGGTGGCATGTTACCCACATCAATCTTGAAGATTCTGCGCTCAGGCGCACGTTGTATACGATATATAATGATGGCGT